CTGCAAGTTGGTTTTATGATATGTGGTGTTTTTGCGGAGAAACTGAAAGAGATGATTGGCAAAGATGGAGTTTTACTACAGTTGAAGGGGGTAATGTTGCTCCAGAAGAAGTTGAAGCAGCTAGAGGTCAATTAGATGCGAGAACATTCAGGCAAGAATTTGAGGCTAGTTTTGAAAATCTTACTGGTTTAGTTGCTGTCAGTTTTAACGATGAGAATATTGATAAGGACGTGCAAGATTTACATATGATGCCTTTGTTGATTGGGTTAGATTTTAACGTAGATCCGATGGCAGGAATTTGTGCAGTAAAGCATAATGACTGTCTTTATGTGTTTGATGAGATCATGTTGACGGGTGGAGCAACAACTTGGGATTTTGCTGAAGAAGTTACAAGGCGATATGGGGTAGATCGAAGGATTATTGCTTGTCCTGACCCTACGGGTAGTGCAAGAAAAACAAGTGGGGTTGGTGTTACAGACCATACAATCCTTAGAAGGTCTGGTTTTACAGTTATGAGTCCTAAATCACCTTGGAAAATTAGAGATAAGATAACTTCTGTTAATACTGCACTGCTCGATGCAAATGGAGATCGAAGAACATTTATCCATCCACGTTGTAAAGAATTAATAAAAGCACTTAGAACTTTGACTTACGCTCCAAATACAGGGTTGCCTAATAAGAATCTAGGAGTTGACCACGCATTTGACGCTTTTGGTTATCTTTGTCTACAGCAATTCAACCTTGCCAAACCAGAGACACTAGGCCAAACTTCGTTTAGAATATACTAAGAACTACCTAATTCTTACTATGTATCACTCGACTACAAAGAAAAAGAAGAAGAAAAAGAAGGGAGGTAAAAAACGTGGCAAATGTTCCTGTCAATAAAGCGTTATACTCTAGGGTAAAAGCAGAAGCAAAACGTAAATTTAAGGTTTACCCAAGTGCTTATGCTAATGCGTGGCTTGTACGAGAGTACAAAAAGCGTGGAGGAACTTACCGAGTGGAGAAAAAACGTGGCAAGAAGTAGTGGCGGTCTTACCCGTTGGTTCAAAGAAAATTGGGTTGACATAAAAACTGGTAAACCTTGTGGCCGTTCAAAAGGTGAAAAACGAGGTTATCCAGCTTGTCGACCAAAAAAGCGTGTATCAAGTAAGACACCTAAGACTGTCGGAGAAATGTCAGCAAGTGAAAAAGCACGATTTAAACGTGCCAAAACAGGTAGTAAGAAGATAACATATCAACATAGACGTAAAAAAACCAAAAAAAGGAGCTAAAAATGGCATCAAATCACGCTTTAGCCAGATGTAAAGGGTATGTAGCTTCTGTTCGGAAAGGGAAGAAGAAAAAAACTACAAAAAAATCAACTAAAAAGAAAAAATAACTGTGAAAGTTGCAGTTTCAAGGTAATATAGTCGTATAAGTAAAATTTTTCTTAAATCATGGCATTTTTTCGTGGTGAAGAAGGCTCTGTTTCTTTTGATAATGGGTCTGGAACAGCAGGAGCTATAGCTTCAACAACAGCTTGGACATTAGATGTAACAAAAGATACTCTTGAGTGTACTGCTCATGGAGATACCTCAAGAAAGTATGTAGGATCTTTAATTTCTGGTTCTGGCACTGTTGACCTTCTTTATACAGCTACAAGCGGAGATGATACTGCTGAAATTATTACAGATGTATTAACAGCAGAAGATCCAGGCGATGCTTCATTTAATTTATTTTTAGATACTGGTGGAGCAAAAAAATTAAGCTTCAATGGAATTATTACAGGAACTTCATATAGCTCAACTGTTGGAGATGTTTCAACTGTATCAGTAAGTTTTCAAACTACTGGTGCTATCACTTCTGCTGTCTAATGCCTAAGAAATCTTATTCAGCAAAGCAACGAAAACTCGCTGCTGTTGCCCCACCACGGGATAAGATTACTGCTGCCGACCTTAAAAAGCTACGTTCCAAGAAAAAGAGGAAAAAGAAATGAAGGCTAAAAAAGAGCTTACAACTAGGCAAAAAACTGCTTTAGCAAACCATAAAAAGAAGGGTACTCATACTGCAAAACACATGACGATAATGAAAGAAGAAATGTTAAAGGGTAAAACATTTATGGAAGCACATAGAATAGCTATGAGGAAAAAAGGAAAATAATGGCCAAACGTAAAGGAGTCAGTTTATCCGTAGGAAGAGGTGAAAAGTCTAAAAAGGGAGGATTGACTGCGAAAGGAAGAGCCAAATATAACCGTGCCACGGGAAGTAATTTACAAGCACCTGTTACTGAAAAGAACCCTACAGGTAAAAGAGCCGCAAGAAGAAAATCATTCTGTGCTCGTATGAAAGGTATGCCAGGTCCATTAAAAGATAAAAAAGGCCGACCTACTAGAAAAGCGTTAGCATTAAAACGATGGAGGTGTTAGATGACTTATTCAATTCCTGGAGACTATAGAACAAAAGTACAAACCTCTACAACTATCGGAGATATAGATAGTCCTTTTACTCGCACAAGGGCTGTCCTCGACATGATGAAAGGTTGGGAAATAATGAAGGCTGTTACAGAGGGAACAGAATATCTTAGAGAAAATAGTGAAGCATTTTTACCACTAGAGCCAAGAGAAGACTATACAGCTTACATGGCGAGAGTAAATCGTGCTGTATTTTCTCCTTTCACACAAAGATTAATAAGAGCAGCGACAGGTCTTGTATTAAGAAAGCCAATTACATTGATAGGCGACCCATACTGGACAGAGACTTTTAAGGCAGATGTCGATGGTTGTGGGTCGGATTTAGATGAATACGCACGAAGAATTTTGATGTGTTCTCTTACATACGGGCAAAGTCATATTCTTGTGGATTATCCAGCACCTTCTGGTGCATTAAGTCTTGCAGAAGAAAGGCAACAAAATCGTAGGCCATATTGGATTGAAGTAGATCCTACAAATCTTTTAGGTTGGAGATTAGATAGGGAATCTAATTATGGAAATCTTATACAGGCAAGAATCGCAGAAAAAGCTGTATTGCCTGATGGAGATTTTGGTGAAAAAGTTTATGACCAAGTAAGAGTTATAGAACCTGGAAGTTATAGAGTATTTCGTAAAAAAGATGAGATTGATGCAATGTATGATGTCGATGATAATTCTTACATGGGTGAATTTAGTACTAGCACTACCGATCAAGAGTACAAATTAGCGGAATCAGGTACTTTTTCTCTTGGTGAAATACCTTTAGTTACTATTTATTCTGGAAAAACAGAAAATTTAGTCAGTAAACCACCTTTATTAGACATTGCTTATCTTAATCTTGCACATTTTCAAAGGCAAGCTGATTTAATTCATAGTTTGCACGTTGCATCTCAACCAATGCTTGTGATGGAAGGTTATGACGATCAAACCAAAGACCTTGCTATTAGTGTAAATTATGCGATGGCAACACAGCCAGGTAATAAAATTTACTATGTAGAGCCAGCTTCCAGTGCTTTTGATGCTCAATCTGCTGAAATTAAAGAGTTACAAATGCAAATGGCTACTCTTGGTATTAGTACTTTGAGTCAACAAAAATTTGTAGCTGAATCTGCTGATGCTCGAAGATTAGATAGAGTCGATACAAACTCGATGCTTGCTATGGTTTCTATGGAATTAGAACAAAAACTTCAAAAATGCTTTAATTTTTCTGCTGAATATGTAGGAATTGAACCGCCAGAAGTAAAAATTAGTAGAGATTTTGATATTGAAAGATTAATTGGTCAAGATATTACTGCTCTAACAGCATTATTTAATGAAAATGTGATAGATAGAGAAGAATTTAGAGATATTTTGGTTCAAGGAGAAGTTTTACCTTCAGCAGGTGAGGCCAGATCTGAATAGTTTGTTACAATGATAGACAAGTACATACATTTTTATGGCTAAATCCCTAGATAAGGTTCTTCAGGCTGATGGAACTTATAGGTGGGAGCTTGTAGAACCTGATTTATCTGAAAGGATGGGTAATGGTGTAAAAGCTCCTGCTGCCTGTCCTGCTCCTGAACCAAAAGCAACTAAGAAAAAAGCTGCTAAAAAGAAAACTACTAGCCCACTTACTGAATAATTAATGGCCCTCGAAGAAAAAGTCATTCAGCCTGAGTCTGTGACCAACGCTGAACAGCCCGTGGCTGATACTGTTTCACAACCAGCCCAACCATCTGCACCTGATCTTACTTCTGTAAAAGCAGAATATGAGGCAAAACTAGCTGCTTTGCAGAAACAAGTTACAGATGAACAAGAAAAATTTAAAGGTGCAAAGTCTAAATTAGACGAAGTTTATAAGAAAAAAGAAGCTGAACGTACCAAACAACTTGAAGATCAAGGTC